GAGTTTTATCGTTATTGTTTTGAGACTGTGGTTTTTGTGAATCGTGTGGCCGAGTGAGCGATAAAGGAAGGAGAGTAGAATGTTTAAGGTTAATGCTTATGTGACTGAGATTGAACCGTATCATGTCTATTCGGTTGATGTTGACGGGTTTGAGAAAATTGTTAATGCTTGTAGGGAGATTGATAATGGCGTGGTCACGTTTAAATCAGCTCTTACTAGGGTTCTTGAACATGATTATGGTGATTGTGATTTTGATTTTGTATGTTGTGGTGTTGAAAATGGTGTTTGTTCATATGTTGTTTCAATTTATGATTATGCATGGTGACTGATAACAAATAAGCCCCGCATTTTGCGGGGCTTATTCATGCCGAGGAGATTAGTAGTAGAGTACTTCTCCGGGGTAGATGAGGTTCATGTTACCAGAGCTGTACCCGGTGATGTTGTACATGTTGACTCCAAGATATGCGGCAATGCCTGATAGCGTGTCGCCCGCCTGCACTACGTATGTGCGTGATACTGTTGCGGTGCCTCCGCCGTTGTGACATACCTTGTCGCCGGGGTATACGATGGACGGGTTGCCGCTGGGTACGCTTACGTTCCACCAGTCGGGCCAGAACATTGAAACATACTGGCCGCTTTGGATGATAACGCAATTGGTGTTACATGGAGTGTTCGGCGCACTGGGTTGCGGTGCGGGTTGCGGTGCGGGTTGCGGTGTGGGCTTGGGTGCAACTTGTCCGCTGCCTGCGTATGCGTGCCACGTGTTGAGGTCGCCGTAGACTACGCTTAGGTCAACTCCTCCGGCCCAGCCGTTGATATAGCCGGTGCTAGTGTATTGCCATGCTACGGCAAACGGCCAGTAGCGGAGTGTGGGCTGGGTTGAGGGCGGATTAAACCCGTATATTGGCGTATAACCCAGCGTGTAAGCGGCTATCCACAGGCCATAGTTACCGGCGACAACCGCCGACCAGTCGTAGGAATTTTCCGTGAATTGGTTCGTGTAGATGATTGGCTTGGTGCCCCATGCGGCTTCCACGGTTTGGAGCCATGTGAGGGCCCAACCAGTGTCCCATGGGGCGTTTGGCTCCCAGTCTAGTATCGGCACGATGCCTTTACCGATGTATCCGCGTGTGTTGTTGATAAAGTAATTGGCCTCGCTGACAGCGCTGTTTTCCGTGTGCGCGAAATGGTAGACGCCTACCCCCTGCCCTGCTTTCAGGGCGTCTTGTATCACGCGGTCGCAATCGGGGTTGACGTATCCGACACTCTCGGTGGCTTTGGCTACGACGATTTGCGCGCCAGTGGTGGTTACGTTGATGCCGGTCTGCCAACTGGATACGTCTATCATGTCCGCCGCGCTCGCGGTTGGCGCGAATGCCAACAGCAGTGCGGTGGTCGCGGCGATTACACTATAGGCGACTGCTTTAATCTTCTTTGCCATCATCTTCCTTCCTGTCGATGTTGAAAATATTGAGAATATTCGAGCTGGATAGTTCGGGGTTGATTTTCACGCAGTTTTCGATGATTGATGTGATTTCGGTCAGACAGATACCTACGCAAACGGGAATGAATACGGGTAGCTCGATTCCAAGATTGATGTAATCGGAACCGTATTCCACAATCAACGCCACGCAAATTACCGCCAGATAGGCGAACTTGTGCCCGAGTCCCTCCCTCATTCTTTTACTTGACAGTTCGCCTTGCATAATCGCGTTAACTACTCCGGTAATATAATCAATCAGCACCAATAAAAATACGATACCGATAACGATTAACTCATGGATTGGCATATATGTTCTCACTTTCTTATACCTGATTGCTGTAGCAGGCCGCCAAGTATCATACTGAACTCCGCTTTGATTTGCGGTGTTTCAAAACGCAGTCGCCCGACGCGATAGGCGCTTAATATTTTCTGCGTCATATCGTCGGAACGTTTGAGCATGATGCAATCATTGTCAACCAGTCGGTAATCAAACGTAAAATCACGGGTGATTTTAGGCTGTTTTTTGGTGATTATATATAGTACTTCGTCGGTATCGCTTAATTGTTGGTATACGTTAAAAATACCGTATTCGGTCGTTCTCAGCGTGAACGCATAACCGGCGTTATTGAAATCACTGACGAGAGTATTGGCGTTATCCCTGAAATCATTGTTGATTGCGTAATTCGCATAATTCTCATCATATTCGCGTAGAAACTGACCGAATTTCGACGTGGCCACCTTGGCGCTGAACCCCCCGTAATCCGCCAATTCCACCATAATGAACCCGTTGCAATAGCGTTGGTATTGCGTGTGATTATCCAATTGGGTTTTCAGATTGATGTTAAATGCCGAAAAATACGGGTTGGCCAACGTTACCGCATTACTGCACATGATAACGCGAGTCCTATCATTCCAACGGTCAACCGTATTATAAAATTCCTCAAGCGCGGTCACCTCACCGCCCAAATACCTCATATTATCGGGGAAAATCTCATCAAAAACAATGGTTCGCACTTTGGGGTACGCAACTGATTTCACTTGTCCGGCCTGACTGAGGGCGATGAAATACCCCATGATATGCCACGTGGGGCGCGTCTTGCCGTGTTTGTCCGTGGTCGCGTCCCTGTCATCCAGCCAATGACATTCTGCCTGATTGCCGGACACGCGAAATTCCAGCCCCGGATACTGTTCCGCAATGTCAGCAAACCATGTGCCCTTGTTTTTCTGTTCCTCGGCGGTACGTCTTAGATAGATGAATTGCCAGCGTTTTTTAATCCAGTCACCAATGACAAGTTTTTTGGCACCATAGGTTTTGCCGAGGCCGCGCGCGCCGATTACGAACATCCAAGGCGCGTGATAGGATAATACGCGCCCATAATCGTAATAATCACCCTCCGCTAACAGTCTCTCCATAGTATCCATACTACCATACAACAGTGACAAACCGGTATATATCTACCGGTTTGTCACTGTGTCAGAAGTTCGGTGGTGCGCTGGCGCCGTCCCACACATTCAACAGCGAATAGACGGTGTTATAACGTGTCCCGTATGGCCCGAACGGGGAGGTATTGAGGATATTACTATACAGTTGGGCAAGGGTTGAGGCATGTGGCACGTTCAACGCGCCCGCCGGGCTTTGATGATAGGCGCTCACCCATAGTATCTGCATTTTCACATCGTCATACGTCTTCGGGTAGCTCTCGTAGTCCTCGGCAAACTGGTTTCGCTGTCCCTGCCGTGATTCCGTGCGCCGCGCCCAAATCTGGAATGCGGCGACCTCGCTACCGGTCATCGCCCTATCGAATGCGCCGCCTGATTCCATAAGCGTGGCGATACTCGGCGCGGCGGCGGCAAACGCCTCATATCCTACAGCGTCCACCGCCCTCATCGCATTCAAGACCTGTAGGCGGCGTCCGAAACTCCATTGTGCGATGCCGATGCCCTGATTGTTTGGTTCGACAGCATCCCAGCGTAATGATGATTCAACGGTGCCGATTACATAGAGCGCGTATGAGCTTTTCCCGTCGCCCACGCTTGGCGTGCCCTGACCTTGGTCGGCGTCCGGCTGACCTGTGCCGCCACGATATACCCACGTCTGGGCGCTCGCCTTGTAGAAAATGGCTTGCGATGATGTCGTGCCCGAACCACTGTGATATACGAGGTTATCGCCCTGTAATTGTATCCATGCGGAAATATCGCCGTCCACGGTCACGCCCGGATTATTGCCGCCTGTCGGATTGTCGCCGGATTCCGGCGGTTCCGGCAATGCCGTGGGATGCAGATAGCCAAGCAGTTGGGAGCTTTTCGCGAGCGGCAACAATTGATGTACGGCGGGCGTTGGGTTTTGCGTCAACACGTCGATATTGTCGCCTTGGACGCCCCCCCATACGATGGCCACGTGACTGCCGGGGTAGTTTTGACTGCCGAACCTCCAGAACACGACATCCCCCATGCCGGGCGTATAGTTGGCGTCTTTTTTCTCAAAAACACGCCCCACGGCGGACGTGGTGGGGAACATGATGTAATTGCCTGCCGCGTAACCTGTCGGGGTGATGCAGTCACCTAATGACAGATTGTAATTATCCATGCAGTACTTTGCCCACAGGTCCCAGCATTGGGCGCCGTAAACCCCATCCATATCCCAGTATTGGTTTTGGGTACGTTCCAACCATGCTTGCACATCTACCATAGTATTAGTATACCCCGCCCGGCGTACCGAGCGGGGTATAATCGTGTCAGCGGACAATAAAGTAGCTTGTCTGGAAAGTTGCGTTGATTGAAGCTGATGTTGACAATCCGCTTGAACCGCCCCAAAACTTGATTTCGCCTGTCTGCATTACCAAAATGTTACTTAATGAGCCCGGGTAAGATATCGGCTGCGTGGGCGATTGAATCGAAACAGTGGGCCTATACTGCTCCTCGATAGTCGCTATTTTTGTACCCAGATTACCGGGGTACGCCTTTTTTGGCGTTACGCCGGTTCCCTCTGCTGACCCGACCCTGAGCATGACGTGCATCATGCGAGAGACTGGTGAATAATACGCGGTGAGCACACAAGCTCCGTTTGCGAAGTAGTCTGTCAGCACGTTTTGACTTACGACTTGAATCGGGGCGACCCCGGTTGACTGGAGGCTAGTAATGCTGGATTGTGCCCCGCTCGCCATCTCATAAATCATGGAGGCAGTCCCAGCGTACCCCCCTTGCTGGGTGTATCGGGCGTCGGCCTGACTCTTGGTGTACACGTCGGACGTGTTCGCCTTGGTGTCGACCGTGCTGGATAGAGAAGACACCGTGCCTTGCAGTGTGGTCAACGCGGTGTTTTCCGCCTTACCGTTAATGGTGGACATAAGCGCTTGTGCGGTCGGTTCCGAGGTCACGCCAAGCGCGGTAAAATACGACGCATGTTCGGCAATATCACTCTTATTGGTTTGCGCCAACGATAGAGCGTTATCCGCCGTGCTTTTCGCCGTATTGGCGGTACTTGCTGCGGTTGTCGCGTCCGTTTCATTACGATACATCTGCGAGTCAATCTTGCTCATATCCGCAGTGTAGTCGCCGCGCCATGACGGTTTATCGTCCGGGCTGTCACCGAACTGGCTGAGATTATAGTGCGGGGTTTTGTTGATACTGGACATGATAAGATACCTCCTCCATCAATAATATCACGCCGTGAATCGGACGATTCCGTTATCGTCCACCCAAAGCGAATCCAGTTGACTGGCGGTCAGCCCCTTGGTTTCCGGAGCCGATGCGGTTTTATCCGCCTTGCCCGCAAGGCCGGAAGTGAGGGCGGACTTGGTGGCGTAGCTGCTCAAGTCAATGGCGATAGGCGAGCTGCTGGTGCCCTTGCCGGACAGTGGCTTGGACACGGCGACTTCACGCAATCCGCCCGACGACGCGATGTCGTGAAGCGCCGTGTCAATTTTTTTCATATCTCCGTTGAAATCGCCCAGCCATGTAGGCCGGTCGGTCGGTTCGAACTGGCTTAGATTGTAGTTTGCAGTATGGTTGGTTGCGGTCATTTTTCATCACTCCTTGCTATCGAAATTTTGTGCGGTGGGATTGCGCCGCACAAACATACTATCAGCATCTCCGCGTGTCAGATAAATGTCAGCGGGCTTGCTTTCGGGGATACTCCTACCGTAAGGGAATTGCGAACGTCCCGGAAAATCGCCGGGAACGCAATTATCGACGGCAGTTGCGCGTAGGTCATATTCGCGTGCGGTCAAGTCGAGCGCGTCATACATGGACGCTTCTAATTCCATATTGTCGAAATCAGCCCAGAACAGCGCATGATTACGGGTATTGTCATACATGCCGTCAAGCACCGTTTGCAGAGCGTCTTGTCTGCCATATACTGGCGACCACGCTAATCCGGTGGACTGTGATTGCTCGATAAGCCGGATGAGTTCGTCGCGTAGGATGGCCACTTGCTTAACGAGGTTATCGGCAATCTGCTGGACGGCGGCGTTATTGTCCGTAATCGATTGATTCACCTGCTCTACCAGTTTATTAAAATCAGACTGCAAATCGTCAAGATTACACCGGATGCACTCAATCAATTGGAGCGTGGTCAACCCGTCCCGGTACGTGAAAGGAACCGACGTGGGAATACGTGCCAGTGGATAGGCGCGTGGCACAAGGGCATTGACTGTCATGATTAATCACTCCCGTTCTCCATAATTATGGCAGTTACTGAAAATAGTATCATACGAGCCCCATACTTGCATGAAACACGGTTCGAGACTCCGCACGATTTCCATGTCCACGTTGATAATCGCATTCCGGTACTCTTGGATGAGGCTCATGGCGGACTGGGAGCGGCCCGACGTGTGGGACTTGGTGCTCCCATCTGTGGCGTCGTGTTGCCATTCCGTGCTGGATGTACTATGGGACTGAGAAGAGGTATCTTGCGTGCTATGGCTACTGCCGTCCGTATCCGCTTGCGCCTGATTGGCATGGGTCGCGTATCGAGCAAAATCACCTTGCACGCCGGTTGCGGGCACTTCTGAGTCGTAAGACTGGGACTTGGTGCTACTTGAGCTGGTGCCGTCCGAGGAGCTTCGGGTTGCACTATCCTGAAAGGCGCTGGTTTTGCCGCTGGACTGGGCTACAGTATTGGATAGGCTTTCACTGACCATTTCCATAGTGTTCAATGGGTCATATTTCAACGCTAGCGTCCTGTAGCGCTCATTAAAATATGGCATGATTTCCGCCATCGTCATTCCCAAGTAAAAAATGAACTGCTGGGCGGTTTCCTGACCAATCTCCCTAAGCGCGTAATGGCGGACGATTTTCTCGTTCAATTCCGCACGATGTGATTCATCATAAATCGGGTAATAGTCGGCGCTGAGATGCAGTTTGGTATCCGTGTCGCATCCGAACGCAATGAGATTGCCGAGGGTTTCCGTGTACTCCCCCGGCGTTTCCATCTCATAGGCGCTAAAACTCTGTGCCATACGTGGCCCCCTCCACTTGGTGACTAATACGTGCGGCGATGATATCATGATATGCTTTACTGATTTTATCGGCGATTTCATACATTTCATGGACGAGTCTCACCATAGTGTCACAAGTCATCATCACAATACACCTCCAATACCCGCGTCATACGACGCGGGCATATCAATATCCGTCGTACCGCTTGCGCTGGAGTCCAGCGCGTTCGGCACGCCGGAGCTTTGCGCGTCCGCATACTCAACCCAGATGTTAAGTTGCGGCCACAGCCGGTTAATCTCAGTCGCCGCCGTCTGCCGAGCCTTGAGAAAACTCAACCGGAACACGTCCGTTTTCTCATTGGCCTGCGCCACCTCATCGGAAATAAGCCGTTCTTTTTTCTCGGTACCACTGGACTGGATACCGAGATACCCCAATACCTCGTTAGTCACCTGAGTTTTTTGCTGGATAAACTTGTCCAGCAGATACGGTGTAGTGTTGGGCCACGGCTGGAACATGCTACCGGGGTCGAGAGAGTCATATCCGATGATATAGTCTTGGCCGTCCTGCCTTTGCTGGAGCATGTTTTGCACGGTGAGCTTGGTGCGCGGGTCGGCGGTGATGATGGTCGGCAGTTTCAGGCTCTCCAAGTTCACATCATATGCCTTGTCGATGTCGGCAAGGCGTCTCGCATACTGCCATAAGATATCTTTGAAACTCATACGCATCCGATTGTCCCAAATCGGGATGCATTCACGGCCCGCCTTGAGTTGCTTGTAATGGTAGTTGACGCCCACCGGCTCGAAACACGTCGGATTATTATACACATTCAATCGGCCTTGATAGCCGGCCTGTGTTACGAGGAACCGGCCTATACGCTTGTCCTCGAAAAACAACGCGCACCCGTATTCACACAGACACATTTCCAGCCATCGTTCATCCACTGTTGGCGGTAGCCCCCGCCAACTGAACCGGTTCAGTGCCAGTTCAGTTAACAAGTGATAGTACATTGCGTCAAGGTCGGCGGCGCGCGCCTTGGCGTAATTGCCACGCGGGTGCAACGCGCCGCCCCTGCGATTCTGATTTTTCCTCGACCTAGACATGTCTCTAGTATAGCACTAGAATGAGATGCCCGGCAATGGGTCGTTATCCGCCCAATCGGTCACGCCGATATCATCCGGGTTAGTCCATATAGTAGCCCCAGACTCGAACACGCCTTTAATGGTCTGTCGATACTGCTCGGGCAAATCACCTCGCACGTAACACTCTTGCATCTGCCAGTACGTGAATTTTGTCATACATTCCAGCGATTGCGGCGGCGTGATGAAACGCTGGATAAAATACCCGTAACGTAACATGTACTCTCCGACGCTCCGCAGAGCTGAGGGTGCGCACGTCTTAAATCGGACCAACACCCCGACAATACCGTTCGCGAGGTTAAAACCGTCTCCGCCGATGGCACCGGAGGTGGTCGGGGGTGTTAATTGCATCTGCTGTACCTGTGCATTGATGCCCGCAATGGTGTTTTGATAGTCGCCGAACGCGGAACGTTGCGCGTAATCCGCGTTCATGTCCGCCATGTTTTGGGCCAACTGGTTTGAAAGCGCTGTAGTCTGAGAACCGTATGTGTTGGCCTGACTTGTTGTGGCCGCGTTGGTACTCAGCGAGTTCGCCGTGGAAAGTTGGGCGGCGGTATTGTTGATACTGCGGTTTGCTTCAGTGTTGACACCATTCATGACCGCCCCGCCTAATGCCGATACCGCGCCCCCGACATTGCCCGAAGCGGCGTTACCCACCACCCCGATTACACCGTTTGCCACGTTGTTTAGCTGGGCTAGGTCGGCTCGCTGATTGTTGATATACGTCGTGTTATCCAGACCGGTGTTAAGAGCTGTCGCTTGAATTGCGTTATTGGCGTTGCGGTTGCCGATAGCGAGTTTGTTGGCTTGGGTGTTGTACTGGTTTTGCATGGCCGTGGCCGCAAGAGACTGACTGATGCCCATCTGCGCTTTTTGGTATGCCCAGTCGGCGGACTGTTGACTGTAGGAACGAGTGTAGGCACTGTTTGCCATTGCCAACTGGGCGCCATTGTTGACTATCACAAATTGAGGGAAATTGCTGATGCCAAACGCGGCGTCCAACATTTCCCCGCTATCAATGGGCAACCCATTGTTTTTACCAAGAGGAGCAATCTCGCTTGCACCCGCCTTATTGTACCCAACCGGGTAAAAGTTCAAGCGCGCGCCATTGGGCGCGTAATTATGAACCTCTCTAATAACCAGATTATCGCTTTGGATGTCTTCGGGCTTATAGGTGATATTAGTACCATTCAAGCAAGTGCATTCAACAGTAGAATAGGGGTAGCATTTGAGTTTTTTAAGGTTTTTATAACGTTCAGGGATATTAAAATTATCACGAAAATCATTAATGGTAATAATGTCTTCATATCTGCTGGGCGCATTTGTGGCCGACTGGGGGAAACGGTAGATACGATTATTTAATTCCAAAGGGAGTGTTTTTCCAAAAAGCTTATCTACGACATAGCCGGATTGCTTAAGAAAGTCATCATCTAAAGAGGGTATCATGAACATGTTTACAATACCCTGTGTTATCCATGAAAAAGTAGAGCCCACTCCCATAAACACTTGGATAGACTGGATGTCCTTAAAGTACAGTATTTCAGCACCGTTAGCCATGTTCTCGAAAAGAGAGCCACCCGCAGTAGTGAGAGACGGTTTTTCCTGACTGCCCGCGTCCGCTGACAAATCTACCGTGCTCACGACTATTACGCCGTAACTCAGATTTTTCCCGTCCATGCTGATAAGAGACTTGTATTGTTGGTTTACCGTCACCATTTCGCTACCGGTGTCCAGCCCTTCGGGTAGTGCGAGATAACTGCGGCCATAATCGGTCATCTGGTTTTCGTTGGCAATGCCGATATGGCCTCGCACCACATAGCATGAACCGAACCTAAGTACATGCTGGAACGACTGCCAAACGTCCAACTGCACAGTGAGCTGAGTCGTGTACGCATTGATGTAATCCACGTGGTTGATGAAATAATACCAATACCGTGGCGCCTCCAAATCGGGGTAATCGTTATACACCACGACATAGTTGTAGTTGGACGCCTCGTTAAATGGCAGTTCGACGCGCACGGGTTGGCCTAACATGTGCATGACTCCATGTACCCTGTCAATGCCGGGCCGTCGGTCGAACCATTCCTGTTGTTTCTGCGGTGATTCGAACCGGGCTAGGTCACGGTAACTACTATCCCACGGCACGTTACAGAGTTTCAGTGACGTGTTGGGCGTCCATTGAGCCCAGTTAAACGTCGCCTCGACGTTAGGGTTGATATCTCTCAGCATACTATCCCTTTCATATGGCAAGGCCCGGAGCGCTCACGTGGCTTGCGCTCCGGGCCTTGTATTGCATCTCGCCGTGAGAGAGGGTAGCCAACCGGCCACCCTCTCATTATATCACGCGGCCGCTGTCACGGTCACGCTCTTCTCACCGGACACGCCGAACAGCGTGGCGGTGATATCAGAACTGCCCGCCTTGATTCCAGTCACCACGCCGGACTCGGATACGGTGGCGTCGGCCGGGGTGCCGGATGTCCATGCGGCTTGAGCGGTCACGTCGGCGGTTCGCCCGTCAATCATGGTCGCTACGGCAGTCGCCTGCACCGTATGGCCCACGGTCACCTTCGAAACATCGACGGCAATCGACGCGACGATGGACGGGTTGAATCCGATGACACCATCGCCAACCACCGGCACGTTCAGGGCGGCGGACACGGTGCCCGGCACTTCCGGCGTCGTCGGGTTCGTATATAGGGCGGTGGCCGTGACCGGAATAGTGGTGTTTGGTTCGTCAAGACCGACCACGAGCACGCCGGTCGGCGAAATATAGGTGTAATCGCTCTTGGGCTTGACAGTGTCGCCGATACGATACTCGACCGCATTCGAGCGGAACGTGGCCGTACCGTCATTGGTGATGGACGTATCGGCAACGACCTGCACCGCTCCGCCACGCGCCACATTCGACGGGGTGGATGTGCCACCACCGTACATGGCAAGTTTGAGTTGGAAGGTCGGCGTCTTGGCCGTCGTACCGGTAGGCGGCACCATTTTCGCGGTGGAACCCTCTCCTGTCCAGAACATGACGGCGGGGGCGAAACCAGACACCGAAATGATGTGTTGGACGTGCAAGAAATGGTTGACCGAATTGATGTTAACCGGGTTCGTCTGCTGGGTCATCTCATTGATGACGGGAATATCGATGAGGAACTTGTCAGTGGTCAGGATGGCTTGCACGCCGTCCATGCCGAACCTGTCTTGTGGGATGACGATAATCCGGTCAATGGTCGGTTCCGCGTCCGTACGCTGGAACACGGTCGCCAGACCCTGCACGTCAAGCGCCGACTTGACTTCGGGCGAGCAGAACAGCACGAGTTCGTCGGGGCGGGCGAACGTCGGCATGTGACGCGCATTGTACCGAGTGGATACAAATTTCAGCGTGTCAGCCCATGCGCGAATCTGGCGCAACATGTCGCGGGCGTCCGTTTCCGAACTGCCCATGTCGTTAAGGTCGTGCCCCATGTGGACACGCCAATATCCGCCGAGTTTCGCGTACTCGACGAACTGGTGACACATGGCCTCGAACAAGTCAACCTCAGCCGCATTGTAACAGGATGTGAGAATCTGCGAGGTGAGCGAGGCCAAACCGTTTTCGGAGGTGAAGGCACGCTGGAGCGTCTTATCTTCCGTGGTGACGGGGTAGAAGTGAGTGAAGTCAAGCCGATGATAGAGGCTGTCCACGTCGATTTTCCACTTGCGAAAATTATCCGCGCCCAAGTATTCCGCGTCCGGGTCGTACACTTGTGCGAGTGGCATACCTACGGCGATTTCCTGCCACGTGTCGCCATACGCCTGAGATGCGCGCTGGAACACGGTGAGTGGATTATTCCAGCGCCACGTGTTCACATAGGTGCCGCCGATACGGTTCACCAAGGCCGAGTAAAACTCGTTCTTCAGCTGAGTGGACGACATGAGGGTGGCCATCTGCCTGTCCATGTTCGCTTGAGTCGCACTTGGCATACGCCGCTGGTACTCGGGAGATGCCTCATTGCGAATCATGTTGAGAAGCTGCGCGTTGTTGAATTCGGTGAGCGGTCGAAGCTGCTGCTTCGGCGTCACCACTGGAGTAGTCGGCATTGTAGTTTTCCTTTCTGTTATCAGTCTTCATATAGGTCGTCGAACGTGGAATAGGTGCCGTTGTAGTCGTCGTCAGTCACTTCCGTGGCGCCCGGCTCCTCGTCATCGCCCGGGCCATCGTTCAGCACATGTTCGGCGGCGGCGTCACGCATGGCCTCAATGGTTTTGGATAGTTCCGCCACGGTCGCTTCCAAGGCGTCCAGCCGGTTGGCCATGTCGGCGTCCTTATCGTCGCCCGCGTCTTCTGGTTCGCCATTGTCCTGCGTTTCGGGCTCCGGGTTTGGCGTATTATCGTCGGTTGGCTTGGCGTCCGACTCGGTGTCGGGCGTGGTGTCCGGCTCATTGGTTTCGGTGTCGTCCATAATCACCTCTTAACGTAAGTGGCATGACGGCAATCACGCCGTCATGCCGGTTTGCTAGGCTGTGCGGGTTCCCTCGCCGTCGCTGGGCGTTGGCTACGCACGTCTACATCCAACCGAATCGCCTTACCGACTTGCCTTACGGTCGGGCCATCGAATCGACTTGGGACGCACATCCCGCTACCGGATATTATAGCACGAAAATATGGCCGTCATCATTGAGATGACGTGACCCCGGCAGGAACTCATCATAGGGGATGGGGGCGGCACGATGCACGCCACTCAATCGCATTACCGTATCGCCATCCGTTTCCGCGCCGCAATATTTGCGATTGCCGAGAATACGGAGCCTCTCATAGGTGTGGTCGTTTTTCCACGCCCCTAGTTTCCGGTCATCCGTTTCGATGACGATGGGTGTATCCAACCCTTCCAGTATCATGCCGTCAGTGTCGGCGTAGAGTACGCGGTCGGCGTTCGCGTTCATGGCGCGGGATAGTATTTGCCGTCCGTAGGCATTGACATATGCGGCGGTCGGCAACCATGCCAGACTGTTGGCCGACTCGGGTTTGTCCACGGTAAAATCCACGCCACCGTCCGCCGATGGTTTTGGGTGCAACATGGGACGGTAGAGCGAGGCCCCGAATTTCCCCACCAGTGAGTTTAGTAACAGTTTCGCCATCTGCCTACGCTCTCCGGTGGCAGTTTGTTTCACGTGAAACCATTTATCAACATAGGTGTAATAAAGTCCGTGCGATTTACGGAATTTCCAACCGCCGACATGTTCCCACACGTGCACGTCATAGTTTTCCGTGAGCGTCTGCCAATCCACATCAGTGACCGGCAATGTGATGGCGCCCAGCGTACTATCCAAGCGTTCGCCCTCATACCCCCATACGGGTAAGATATTGGTGAGTGTCGCTGTTTTCCCCGTTTTCAACCTTGCATCAAACGTGATGACATCGATATGCAACGGATAATCAGCGTCATACCGATACTTCCCGTCATGCCACACGGGTGAGCCTACCGGCATGGGGGCATCGCGCATGATACTTGGGTAGAGACTGTTTACATCCCAGCTTCGGCAATCCCGGTACTCGCCCGGCTTGCTGTACACTATCGCCCCATAGTAGGCGGGGCGCATCCGATGATAAACCTCTTTGTCCAACGGCGGAAAATGACGCTTGAACCCGGCATAATCCCCGTCTATATAGTCGGTCATCGCCATAGATGCTATGGTTGTGCCCCTGAGATGCAGGGCGGCGCATTCCTGCGCGATGTTCCACGTGGTCTCCAAATCATCCGCACCGCCGAATGTTTCACGTGAAACATTCAATCCATCGTCACGTGTAATGTTGCGCACGTCCAAAAAATCCACGGTGATACCGCCCATGCGTACACGGAAACTATAGAAGTGGCCTCGAATGTTGAACGTGCCCCACACGCCATCCTTGGCCGGATTCGATTGCAAGGGGAGTCGTTTCAACAGTTCGGCGGCTATGGGCTTGATATCCTGCCATCCGTGGGCGCACCATACGCGCGTATGATAATCAAGCATGGTAAGCCGGATGACGGCGGCTGCTGTCAATGGTTCCACGCCGTCATCCGTCAATAGTGTTACGCCGTCCGTTGCCGCCGTTCGACGCTCTCGCATAATTCCATCCTTTTTTAGTGTCGTGCCGCGCTGGCCATCCATTCATCAAGTCGTGTCTCTACATCGCCCGCATCCGCCTTTGTCTCCCATTTGTGTGTGTTATCATTATACCAAGCGGCCTCACGTACCACGGTGCTGAAATTTGTATTATTTATCAGCCATCGTTTTTGACGGTTCGATAAGGATGCGAATTTTTGGGCTATACTGGAGTCGAATGCTTCGAGTTGCTGTGCGACCCTGTCAAAATCCGAAACCCCCTCACCTCCGGAAATCTGTCTAGTACCTGCATGCAATGGCGCTCGACCTACAAGCCCGGCATATTCGAGTATCTCACGTTCAAGCTTCCTCCTGCCCCCTTCTCGTATCATCATACGCGCGTGACTCATGCCGCGCTCCGAGCCGAACACGTTCGCACGGTTGCGCGTGAGTTCGTCACGCGCCGAACCGCCGACCGTGTGAGTGCCCAGCACATCAAAGGGGGATTCTCCGGCGCGTTCCATTTCACGTATTTCGGCCACGGTGTAGCGGGCTAGGCTCAATGCGTCGAACTGTTGGGCGCGTTTGATTTTCTGCCGTGCCTCGATGCGGCGGCGCTGCTGCTGTCGTAACGTCTTCTGACGTTTCGACGGGGCGGCGGCGATTTCCGCGTCGGTAATCAACGGACGCGCCGCCAGCTCCCTATCAAGTTTCGTGACATGCACATCCGGGACAACCTGATACGGCTCGCCGTCCCGCGCCCTTAATGCTTGCTGTCGTTCCCCGAATTCCTGCCCGATGCGTCGTGCGACCTGTTCGAGTTGTTGGGCGCTGAGTTTTCCTAAAAACGTTTCGGTGACTTGCTTGGGGAGATGTCCGGTACTGTAATCCCTGGCCGCTTGCTCTCGGCGTACCTGTGCCGACCTAATGGCGGCGTTGCGTTTCAGATTGTTGGCACGTCGGTTGTTTCTGCGTTTTGCCACGGCTCCTCCCTTGTGAGTGAGAAACACCCCCCGTCGTAAGGATGGAAACGACGGGGGGTGAGTCTGGCGGCAACATCCCTATAGGGATATTGCCATGCTATCATATGGTGCGGACATTCGCGTTACTTGCGCTTGTTTTCCGACGCTAGTTCAAGGTCAAAGAACTTATAACCACGGCGGCTCTTCTTTTCCACCACCTTGAGGACAAGCGGATGGTCCCACGTGTCCGGCGTTCCGAAGATGGCGAACAGATTACCAAAAGCATGTGCCAACGTGGGGGAGGCGGCGGCAAAGTCGCCCTCTTCCGCGTGGATAACAACGCGGGTGGAAGAGTTGATTTCGCCGGTTTCCTGATTGGCAACCTCGATGGCCTGCGCAAGCACGTTGGTCACGTGCAAAGGCTCATTAAGATGTTCGTCTATCTTGTCGGCGGTCTGCATGGCGTTATAGAGCGCCATTTTGCCATCCATAGTGTCAGTGTTGAAGAAATGGGATACGGCGTTAGCGCCGTTCGCCGCAAAATTGTTGCCGTTCGTTACGGCCAGTTCGTTGTCAGCCATCTGTGTTGCCTTTCCTTATAGGGTTAGTAATTATTTTTCCTCGGAAATAATATCATCTTCAACCACGTTGCCGTTAACCGACCCCGGATAGTCGATGATGGTATCATCCCCAAATTCGCAATTAGCCCAATAGATTGCCTCATCCATGCGCGTAGCCTGCTCATGATACTCAGCGGACATGGGAAGCATGTCCTTGTTCATCTTACGGGCTTTTTTCATTGCCACGTCAGCCGTGCGGCACGCGCCATCCACGACTACTTCGGTGTCCACGAGTTCGCCGTTTTCACTGCGCGTAACGCCGCGCACAATACTATAGTGCTTGGCTCGCTTAATATATGCCATAATTATACCACCTTATTCCAATGTTGCTGCTGTCGTGACATTCTTGCAATGTCTTCATCAGTATACCGTCCTTCGGTCAGATTGTCAAAACAGAGACACGCAACTTTGATGACAGTCTGAGCGAACTCATCACCCTCCCACGTCTGGCACATCTCATAGCACGACGCGCCCTTGACATGACAGACCGCGCACCACGCCACCATCGCCGGACAATAAATAAGCCCGGACAACATTTCAATGTCCTGCGTTCGAGACAATGCGGCATACATTGACGAACTTGGCAAGATGCTTAGACAAATGTTTGCCGCATGTTCGATACTGTCAGCAAACGCCACCTGACCACCTTGGGGCTTGTAAAAGTCCTTGAGCAGTGCTATAGTACGGCAAAACGTCTCCCAATCACCATTACCACGGTTGTATTCCCGCAAGTGCAGATTACGCCGACGGCCACGGATGACACGGCGCACACGGTCATCGTCCAGCACGCCATCATCAAACCAATTTGTCCGGTCATCATTGCTTTTCATAATCAACACCTCTCCAACAACAACGTATCAGCCAACGCCCTCGCATCAACCACCATATGAACCACCTGCACGTAATCACACGCATCAAACGCCACAGTCGACCAAACCAAACGACACCTGCCGCCACCCTGAGACTGCACCGCATACCGCAGTTCATATATCCGATTATGAGGACAATACACCAGCCGCACGTCACCGTCCTTAAACTTGGACGGAAACACGGCCACAACCTCATCACTCACCATCATCAAACACCCCCTCAAACGGCAAGCTCAC